TACGTCCGTTGCCCGAAGTATCAGTCCAGGTAGAGCCACTTGTAGGAGCCGAGGCTAAGTTGACTTGCAAACCTGTAGTAACCAATGGCAGAGTGGCAGGTATGTCGTTTGCAATGCGAATACCGTTGCCGATGTTGATGCCACTGCCAATTAACATCGATTACCCCACATACCAGTTTGTGCCGTTACTGTAAACAGGAACAGCATTAGCACCACTGCCACTTACTTGGCTACCAAACGTTGAAGTATTACCGTCTGTAATAAACGCTCTAGCGCCTGCGCCGGCTGCGGCTGCTGTTGGCAATGCAGCAAAAGTCACAGGCTGTGTGCGAACATAGGTTGTAACTGATACTGAGTTAGCACTAATAACGTTGGCACCAGTGATGTTACCGTATGTGCCAGTAGTTTGAATGTTTGCTACTGTATAGGTGTTTGTGATGCTTACGTTAGCGGCTGTAATGTTACCTGTTGTAGATATGCTGTTACTGCCCATTGCAGCCAAGAATGCAGATACGTTGGCATTGGTATAGTTTGTGCCGCCGCCTGTACTTGACCATGCAGTACCGTTAGCCCAGAAAATACCGTTGCTTACTTGGAACACATTAGCACTGATATAGTTTGCACCACTAATGTTGCCGCTTGTTGCACCTGTTGTTACAATGTTACCTGCACCAATATTGCCTGAGTATGCGGGCAAATATTCTGCTACTTGTGTGTTGCCGTAGCTACTGCCGCTAATGGTTGATAAAATGTTTACACCATTGGCAAATTTTATACTAGCAGTATTAGATAATGTTATGTTACCCGGTAATATCAGGTTACCATCTATACCAAACATGTAATCAGCGTGACCAATGCCAGTTTTGCTAGCATCGTAGTTGCTTAGGACAACAGTAGATCCACCGCCGCCTGGCAGAGTTAAGATGTCACCGTTTCGATATCCGCTACCAATGTTGGTAATAGTAATGGTACTAACATAACCGCCAGTTGCACTATAAGTTGCTGTCATGCCTGTACCTGAACCACCTGTTAGTGATTGGTTGGTATAAGGTGGACTATTATATCCGCCAGCAATACTGTATAAAGTAAGAAGGTTCCATGTACCTCTAGCACGAACTGTTAAATTACCAGTACTGGTTCCTACAGCGTTGCCAACAAACACGTTGCTACCAGACCCAATTACAGCACTAGAACCCAAGTTGATAGTGGTTGCGGCACCGCCCATGTTGATTGTTGTAGCCGTGGTATTAAGTAGCGGGAATGTTGTTTGTGTAGTAGTCATACCACTAGCACCGTTGACCGCTAATGTACCAGCCGAAGTAATACCAACTGCGTTTTGTGTAGCAAACGCGGTAGCAGTAAGTTGTGCGTAGTTTGCTAATGACTGAGATGTATTGGCAGTGACTGCACCAGTTGTTCCCTGGAATACAAAGCCTGTTGAGCCGCCCATACTCAACATAAAAGCACCAGTTTGCGTATTACGACTGTAGGTTCCTCCGTTTGCACCGAAGTATATGTTATTCGTTAGATACGTTGTGCCTAAACTTGCGCCGCCGCCGGAAA